TGATCGCCACCAGAGGATCGAAAGTCGTGTTCACCTTCTAACAACTCCTTTTTAAAGCTATCACATACCGCTTGTGTAATCGCCATTTTTATTTACCTCCAGGGTCAACTGAATTAATTGGAATACGAAGGACCCCGTCTGCGTATTCGTCTCTACGTTTTCTACCCATTTGAGTAGTGGCCAAGCCTTTAACAGCTTGTGCGTATTTTTGTTCATATAATTGCACATACGTAGGATTTTTCAAGTAAGAAAAAGCTTCAGACACAGTTCCATATATAAGTAAAGAAGGTGCTGTGTTTGATAAATATGTTGTTGTCGTTGTTCCTGACGTACCATCTCCTAATCTTTCAGGCGTGCTATTATACCATAGTTCTACAGTAATCGCTGCGTTAGGAGTCGGCGCAACTATTAAGGTATTTTCATCCCAGTTTGCGTAATACTTAGGTGTTCCTGTATTATTAACTCTATCTACATTATATTCATCAATAAAAGTTGTATCTTTTTGCTCTAACCAAGTTCTGTCTGCATTTGAATCTACAACTTGCACACTTCTTTCAAAATCAAAATCATCAGGCATAGTTAAAAAAGGACTTCCTGCAGTGAAAGGAGTAGTTGCGAATTTTCTAAAAGCGTCTAAATCCAATTCTCTTCTAACTTTGTTTTCAACATTAGTTAAAAATACATTAATTACTGTGTTGGATAGAACTTCAGACCCTACCTCTGTATAGTTTCTAACATTGTCTAATAATTCGCTATAGTTCATGGTGTGCTTATTGAGTTACCCATACCTGAGTGACTACTACAATAATAATATAGTGTCGGAGCTCCAATTGCTACCGTAATTTCTAGAGCTCTTGTAGTTGCACTAGAGTATCCACTTGCATAAGCTGATTGTGATACAGCAGACCCATTAATTTTAAAGGTAACACCTGTTGTATAAACCGACCCCCCTGAATGACTTCCTCCAGATGTAGTGCTCAAGTAAAACGGATGATGGTTCACTGTACTATTGCTTAAATTAAATATTGCTGAACTGCCTTCATTTATGGTTAATGCTGGTGCTTGAACACCATCAATATAAAAAGCATTACCACTTCCGTCTGCTTTTGTAGCAACTGTTACCGTATACGTAGTTGTGCTAGCGGTAGATATAGTTACGGATCCTACTGAAAATCCTGCTTCTAGTTTTTTAATATTGTTTGAGGGTTGCATTCCATTTGACTCAAAAGAACTATCACCAGAGTTTCCCACGAAAACAATCATTGGCTCCTCTCTGCCTGGTCTTGCCCAAGGCAACGCTTCAGCATCTGCTCTGTGGTGTGAAGGATCTAATTGTGGGTGTTTAGTCTCAAAACAAGAGGGGCAAGTTTTTAAACCGTTCCATTCTTGTCTTAATTTATGAAATTCATATTCTTGACCACAACGATCACATAACGCTATGGCGTGAACACCTGTAGCAAAATTGCCCATTAGCTACCTACAAAATAATTTTGAGGAACGATGTGAACTGAAGTAGACTGACTATCTTCAGTCAACGCTCTTTGTAGTTCATCTTCATAATATAGTTTTAAACCTTGTGTTCTTTCAGGTGAAACTTTTTGCGATAAAAAATAAGCCAAGCCAGATACCATACAAGGTAAAAATCTAAAAGGTGCGTCCGGTGTATTTGTATAAGCACCAACATCTTCTATTTTTTTTATGTAATAATAATTAATATTGGTTCCTGTTGTATCAGGTGCTTGATAAATATTAATTTTAACATTAGATAAGTTCCTTTGAATAAAATATTGAGAAGGGGTGCCTTGTTGTGTTTTATTTGGTATAGCTTGATATTCAGAGCGAGATATTTTTGTCATTGACGTATCAACGCTTGAACTATTTCTAAAAACCATTTCTAATACATCTGCTGCATCGCTAGGAGCTGTATATTCAGTAGACCCCGCAGTTAAACTTTGAGTGTGATTAGTTACCTTCCAAATATGAACGCCGCGGTTACCCCATTCAGAAAATAAAAGATTTAAACTTCTTCTTGCAGAACGTAATTGATAGCCCGTTCTTGTTCCAGAAAAGCCACACCGTTCATAAGCATCTTGAATAATTTCGTCAATTTCAAGATCAAAACTTGTACTTCCTGATGTGGCCATTCAAATTATCCTCTTTTTTTCTTGACGACAGATTTTTTCTTGCCTTTTTTCATGACTTTACCGCCACCCTTCATCATAGGCATAACTTTACCGCCACCACGCATTTTTTGGACTTTACCGCCACCACGCATCTTACCGACTATGTTCTTTGTTTTTTTGTTTCCTGGCATTTTTTTTCTCCTTTTTAAAAAGTTGTTCGTATTTGTCTTGCCGAGTTTTTACCACCTCGTCGTAATACTCAGCTGGCCATTTCTTATAATAGCCTATCTTATGTAGTTTGCAACTTGCATCATAGAGTTGTTTAAACTTTTGTATTAACATCATAGAATATTCAAGATTACCTTCGTATACGCAATCGTCTGTGGGGTCGACTAAAAATTCTTGACCCTCAACAGTAGCAGGAACTTCTGGATGAAATCCCATAAAGTAAACATCTTTTTTATTGTACAGTTTATTATAAAAATGAACTTTATCGTTAAATTGTTCAAAAGAATATTGATCAAAAAAAGGATCACAAAAGATCAATATATCGTGTTCTTTTTTATTCCACGATTTAAGTAATGTATTTAAATGTTTTTCATACTTAGATTTATCCATACGAACTTCTATTCGAAGCTTTTTATCTTTTCTCCATTTAGCTGCAAAAGGACAGGCCGGAAAGCCTAAGTGTTTATTCATTGGCTCTAAAACTTGCTTAGACCACTGAATCACATCATCTTTTATTTTTTCTGCTTGTTTTTTTCGAGACAATTGTTTTTACATTTGTTGGTTTACCACCAACTCCTTGTGCAACAGATCTTTTTCTTGAAACCGCTGACTTTATTTGACCTTTGGTCATTCTGTTAGCTTTTGCCCTTGGGACACATTTTGGATATTTTCGTTTGGCATCTTTTTTCTGTTTAGATCTACCACATTTAGCAAACCCTCCACCTTTTTTCTTAGAGCCTATATCAACCCAATCTTGTTTGAACCACTCTTTAAGTCCGCTTTTTGCCATGTTGTTTCCTTATACTAGTTTTACCTTTTTTAAAGATACTAGCAACTTGTGTTTTACCCATCACTTTAGCACGTTGTTCAGCGACAGTAAGGATTTGAATTTTTCGTGCATATGGTTTTTTAACTTTTCGCACTTTTGCGACCGTTTTACGTGCATCAGTCGGAGTAGCAAACTTAATACGAACAGTGTCTTTTGGATTCTCATCTGTGTATAATCTTCTACCTGAACCCTTTGGTTTCTTTCCTGTGCCCTTTACAGGATCTTTAGGCATAAATACTTGAAGGTAATTTAGTTTTTTTACGTCTCTTACCTTCTACCATACCGCAACCTGCAGCCACAACAGATCCACCCTTAGACATTCTTTGAGCAGAAACTTGTTTTCTTTGTTGAGAAACAGAGCCTCCCATCGACATTGGCTTGGGGCCTTTAAAATCTTTTCTTTTAACACCGCTAGGATCTTTAATCTTACCAGCACAAATCTTAGATGCATAGGCATTAGCATATGCGCTGGGGTACACTTTAAATTTTCGCTTTGCGGCGGCTTTTCCTCTTGGGCATAGCTTTGTCATTTTTTTTACTCCTCTTCGGTTTCGTTATCTGTTGTCTCATTTGGGCTCGGCTGATCACCATGTAGACACCTTGGACACTCGCATATGCAAGAAGTGTTCAAAGCACAATGACACATACACCCACATAATTCGCATCTCAATGTAATGTCCCAATTTCTTGATCAGGCTCCCAAATAATAATTAAATCATCTTCCATTAAAATTCACTTGTTTTAATTAAAAACTCTTCTATCCAAGCCACTCTGTCGTCCATGGATAATATTTTTTGTTTTATAATAGCAATATCCTGTTGGATTTCTGCAACGCTATCTGCTTTTTTTTCGACTGCATTTAATCGTTCAGACCACATACCCCACGTCATGCCTATTGTTGCAATAAGCACAACATATGGCAGTATTGTTTTTACTTCGATCTTAAACGACATACACAATCCTTATCTGTTTTACAATCGCACATGGCACACTCCTACTTTGTTTTTGCACTCATCCCACTCAATGGATTATTTAAAGCCTTATTGATCTTCAAGTCAAGACTTTCTTCTAATAGTTTCATCTCATCTAAAAGTTCTCTTGTATCTTCTTTTTGTCTATCTTCAACATCGTTAACTATCTCAGTAATGTGTCTAATATCACCGTCCATTTGTCTTAAATCTGCTTTTAAATCATCTTTTAATTCTTTTGCAGTTGAAGCTACTAAACTTACTTCTTCTAAAATCATGGACATTTCAGTTTTAATCATGTCCAACTCTTGTTCAATTAATTCTAATCTCTTATCCATTTCTGCTTTTGATAGTTCTATTTTTTTATCAAAACCACTTAAATCAGGTGCGACAAATTCATTTATCTTCTCTTCCATATCGATATATCTTTTGTAAACCTCAAAGCCACCATATAATGCACCTACGGCTGTAGATAATGCAATAAGAACTCCAAAAATCTTGCCTCCTTTAAAGGAGATACCACCTACATTTACTTCTGCCATTGTGAGTTTACCATGTCATTCATTGTTTGATCTTGTGCCATATTAAACAAAATACCATACTCATCTTCTATTGTCTTGTTTAAATATTCATTAACGTTTGTATCTACAAT